ATATACTTCCATTGTTACTGGATAAAGTGGTGTGTCAGCATGAAAATCAGTATGACTTGGTGTGAACACATGAGTTAAAGCACTTGCAGCAGCAGTTGTAGTTTGCATTCTTACTCTGTCTATATGAATTATGCATTCGCCTAAATCTACAGTATACTTCATACCTAATGATACTACAGCACCTAATGCAGCAGGTGTGTCTATTGTTAATGTACATTCTTTCCATGTTCCTGCAGTTAATGCGTCTATATCAATAGTTTCTAAAGGTGTAGCACATTCAGCTGTATCATCAAGATGGAATTGTAAGTCACCTAAATTCGTGTCTACTGAACATTTAACCCATAATACTATATGCGTTGCATCAGTCATGTCCAAAGGTGTACCTTCTATGATTTCTGTAGCTAATAAGTCTCCTGCTCCAACGTCAGCAGATACTGTTAATTTTACAGATGCAGAACCATGTTTATAGTCGTCAGTGTCTATTGAAGATACTACTCCACCGTCTACTGATTCATTCCATGCATCTTCGCATCCTTCTATTTGTGTCTGTGAACTTGCAGCAGCCACTGGTGCAGCTCCTACACTTACAGCACTTCTTAATAACCATCCAATACTTTCAGGATGTACTTCTACAACAACGTCACCTTCACTTTTCTTTGCTCCTTGATATGAAACAGGTTCATCTACGACTCCTCTTTGAGCAGCAGATATAAGTTCCTCAATATCAGGTGTTATGTTTTCTGTAGTGAAAGGTAGGTACACGTCATTATCTCCTACTACTCTTGAACCCCAAGTTGTCTCTTTTTTGATTCCTATGAATCCTTTTGCTCCTACTGGCATTTATATCATCTCCTTTTTAATTTTATATTCTTATTCTATAAGCTACACTGGTAACTGAATACCTTAATAGCTGTTTCCCTTTTGAACCCAACAGGAATTTACTTGTTTGTATACCTGTACCGTCACCCATAAAAGCATAACCAGTAAGGTCTAAATCAGCTCTTAGGTTCGTTCTTAGGGTATCTGTTAACGTGAGCAATTCAGCTGTGTTAGCTTCTGTATCAGCATAAGCCACATAAATGACTATTTCAACAGTGTGTAATTCGTCTCTCACTAACATTGATGCTATCACAGGAAAGTTTTCATCTAATAGTGGTGGAGCACCTACACAAGCTACTGGATATTTAGAATAAGCCATTTGGTCTCCTAAATAAACTCCAGCGAATGTAGTATCACCTGCCACTAAAGTTTTAACTTTATCTATTGTAGTTTTTAATCCCATTTCGATTCTCCTTTTACTTTAATGAAGCTTCTAATAGAGCGTTGTCTATTGCTTCTTTTGTTAATTGTACAGTCCTGTGTTTACCTCTCTCAGTTGCTACCGATATGAAGGGTTGAGCATCCATAAATCTTGTACCATGTTCTACAAGAAAGGCATGAGCTGCTGTAGCTCCAAACTCAGAGCCACCTGTAACTAATCTTGAAAATATAGATGTCCTTAATTCACCTGTATCTACTGCTACTATCATTCTTGCATAATCTTTAGCACTTTCCGTACCTCTGTTTATTGCTTTATCTATTTTAGGCTGTACAATCTTTTCTAACTTATAAAACTTTGCTCTTATTTCATCTTCGTTTAAGACTGTCACTCTAAATTCCATTATGCTACCTCACTTGCTTTTATTACATAGTATGGAGTTGCACCTACATAAAGGGAAGCCCACTTGTTAAAGTTCTTAATTAGGTATGAATCACCACATGTTAATGTTATGTCAGCACCTGCAGCTTCTACTGATAGTGTACCAGTTGCTAATGTAATAGTTCCTGCTACCACTCCAACTATAGTATATTCACCATCATTTTTAACTGAACCAGCTACCACAAAAATATCACCTATCGCATATCCATCTGTTAAGAATGTAGCTCCAACACATGTGATTGTGTCAGCACCTACACCACCATCTACAAAAGCAATATCATTACCTATTGTAGTAGAACCGTCTATAATCTTATCACCTATTTTTATCTTTTGTGTTTGTAAACAATATATGTCATGTGTTATTTGTGTTTGTAACCATGCATTTTCAGATACTGATTCTGGTTTATCTGCAGGTTCTATTGCACAATTAAAAGCTGTTGAAACATTTTCCCAATCTTCAACTGCGTCTCCTGAACCATTGGCTTTTCTTCTTTGAGTTGCTGTTATGTTTAAAAAGTTTATTATACTCATATCTTATCTCCTATATTGTCCATTTTATATACATAGACAGTGATTCTCTTATTTCATCTTCTATACCATCTTTGTCTTGATAGAATTCTATAGCATGTTTTCCGAGACTTTCTTTCTTGATTGAACTCTTTTTTATGTAAAACATTTTAACTAATTCTAAACATTTTTGTTCAATATCTTGTGGTATTGTGTCATACCCTGCATAATATGTAGCTCTTACATTCTTATTTCCACTTGCAAAACCACCACTGTAATATATATAATTACTATTTACTTCATAGTTGTTAACAGGAATTTCTGTATCTCCTACCCAAAGTGCTCTAAAACGAGAAATAATAACATTATCATCATCTGTATCACTAACGATTACTTCATCAAATGTTATAACATGTTGGGTAACTACACCACTTGCAGTTAATAATCCACTGTTTTTATCTGAATTTTGAACAAGTATTTCATTACCATCAGCAAAGCCATCAGTTACAAAACTTCCACCGTCATTACGAGTTAATGTTTTACCTACAGAATCCCAAACTAAATTATCTAAATTCACTGCTAATACAGGATATTGTTCAAGATATAATTCATCTTGTCTTTTACCGTCATATCTTTCTTTTGAATAGAGTCTAACCATAATCTTACGATTTAAGGCACTCTCTATTGTAGCTGTAGCTTTATCTATTAAACCCTCTATTCTTGCATCTACCACACCACCATCTGCTGTTAAACCAAGTTCTGTATTTGCATGTGCTAATGTAGTTAAAGCATATTTTCCTACTGCCATATATTTTTCACCTACTTATCATATTAATAAGGGAGAAGTTTCCCTCTCCCTATTGTTTATTTCTTTTAAGCTTCTCTATCTGAGAAAATTCTCACATAATCTATTACTATACTTCCGACACCAGCTGTACTTGCCTTATCTAATTCAAAATAAGGTTGCATGTGATGTTCTGCAGCTGTCATATTAGACATATCGAAAGTAGTCGCAGGTGCTAATCTTACATTGTCCATGTAAAACTTTACATCTGATGTGTCATTAAAATCAATTCTGTATACGTGGTAAACTCCTGCTACTATGGTAACACCTGTAGCTGTGTCATCATTGTCGTTTGTAGTATCGTCTGTCTCTAATAACAATGCACCACTACCATCTAATTTGAAAAATGCACCTACTGCGATTGTATCATTATCTAAATTGTGGTCTGTAATCATTCCCCAAATTCCTTCTGCTCCTAATGTTGGTAATACTTTGACGTTTACTCTTGCTTCAAAAACCATATCCTCACCAGCATCAAAGTTCTTATTATCACCCATATACAGTACTGAATCTTCTGCTTCATCGTCAACTGCTAAATGTATCATAAATTCTCCACAAGAGCTGTTAGCCACAATGGCACATGTTGCATTTGCTGTAACTAAGACTGTATTCCATTTGATAGTACCGTCGAAGATGTCACCCCCTGCTGCTCCAATAAAGTCGTCATAAAAGACAACAGGAAACATTGGAAGTATAGATTCTTGAGTTGTTTTGTCATATACTAATGGGAAAGCTCCGTTCATCCAGTTATATTTTGCATGTGTTCTACTCATAATTTATCATTCTCCTTTCACTTTTTTTTTGAAAAGCAACCTGTTAAGGTCAAAAGGCTCTTCATTATTTTTTCTTTTTGCCAATCTCTTTTTCTTTATCTTTCTTGGCTGTTGTTTTCTTCTGGTAGTTCGTTAACATTTTATTACTTACTGTATCTTCATCTAAATCTTTTATTCTCACTTTTTTCACCTTTGGCTTTACATAGATTTCTCCAATATTACGTTCAACCAGTGCCATGCCTACCTTGTCATTAACTTCTATTACTTCTGTTCTTTCATATCCACGCCAATTGACGTAAAGTCTGATTTGTAAAGACATCTTAATTCTCCTTATATTTTTATTATCGTTTACCTGTAGTTCGTGATGTTAAACATCCACCTCTACCTCTATTGTCTCTTGTACCTCTACCTGAACCGTCTCTCTTTGGTATTCCTCTTGGCATAATATCATCTCCTTTACATTACAGGTAAGGCTCATAACATTACATTACAAGCCATACCATGTTCTTATATTACTTAACTTAACCTATAGCTGTAGGTAAAATAGCTTGTGCACTTCTTGGGTCACTTAATATTGCTAATACGCAACCGATTTGAGCTGTACCATCATCTTCTGTTAATGTAATGCTAACGTGGTCATATAGTGTTCCAGCTGCTGCTACAACGTCTGCATCTACTTCAACTATATAAATTCCACCACTCTTGCTTGCTGTCATTGCAAGTCCAGTTGCAGCTACTGTTACTGCAGTTAAAGCACTTGAAACATCAGAACCAGATGCAGGTGGGATTGCTGCGATTTGAGTTCTATACTTAAATGTGATTTGAGTTGCACAACTTGCATTTGAAATTCCAGCATTAACCGTAATTGTTGATTTTCCTACTGTAGTAGCTCCAGTTGCTACGATAAATGTTAATTTCTTATAGTTCGCCATATCCACAATGTCACTTGTAACGTCACCTGCTGCAAAATCTGCAGATGGTGCTATTACACTAACTACTTTATTTTTTTCACTCCATACGTTCATAATTTATCACTCCTTTTATTTTTTGATATGGGAAGCTTTCACAAATGCTACTAACTTCCCCATTACTTAACTATACTTTATACTTACGCTCTTGCAGCAAGTGCTACATAAGGACTTCTTGTAGTAACTCCGTCAAAGGCAGTAACTCCAGCATTCCATAAAGGTTGACCGTCCATTCTGTAAACAAATCTGAAAGTAGTTTCGTCATTAATAAACTTAACATGAATAGAGCTTGCACTTGCGATTCCACCAGCTTTTTCAATGATTAAGTATTGGCTTAAATCAGCAAAAATTATATCTCCAACGTCACCTAAAGCAGGGCATTGTTCAATACATTCTACTGGTCTACCGAAAATAGTACCATTAGGTGATTGTGTTAATCCACCAGCAGGCATGAATACAGGCATTCCACCTAATCCAGCTTCGATATACATTTGCATTAATTGTGGTTCTACATCTTGATTCACATACCATTTAGCATTACGTCTGTTAGCTGCTGGCATTAAGTTCCACATACCCATAACATTTGCTGCTACAACTGTATCTGCAAGCTGTGCTCCTTCTGCTGCTCTTGTAACTAATCCGCCACCATTTAAGATACCTAAAGGCATTCCTGCACCAGTACCATTAATTATAGCGTCATCAATTCTAAATCCAAATTCATTACCAAATAATCTTGATACGATTGCTTCTAAAGCCATTGTGTCTTCTAATAGTTCGTCAGTAGAGTAGTAAAGTCCAATATGCTTTTTAAGTTTTAAATCTATTTGTCTGAATGTTGGTGCACTTGATGTTTTCTCTGCTGCTTCTCCAGCCCAATAAGTTTTAATTCCACCTTGTCTATATCCATCTGCTCTTGAGCTTTCATCAAGAGTAACCATGCTTAGGCTATTTCTTGAGATAGGCACTTTCCAACAATCCTTAGCTACGACACCAGTTGTATATGCTTGTTCAAGTAACTTAGTACCAAATTCAGGTACGACTAAAAATCCACCTTCTGCACCTACTCCTTCGTTCATACCGCTTTGTTTAGTGTTTAAAAGTCTTGGGTCTATAGTTTTGTTTCTTTCTACTTGAGCCACTGCAAATAATTGTTCTCCAAGAGAACTAAATCCTGTAGCTTCTTTAGTCTTTACATCCTCAGTAGGTCTTGCACTTGTATTAATAGATAGTAAAGGTTTGATTTTTTCATCCACTGTTTTACCAATAGCTTCCATAAGTTCTTTCTCTGTCATTTTCATAATATTATATCACTCCTTAATTTTTTATTGTTTATATTTATTTACCTGTTATGATGTCAATTTTCTTACCGATTAAATCTGAGATAGCTTTAAAGTCCACATCAATTAATTCTTCTTTTACTTCATCTTTTCCTACATTGATTTTTTCATTTACTTCATTGCTTTCTTTTGTTATCTCAACTTCATCAGTTTCAATTGGCTCATTAGGTGTTATCTGAATCATTGTTTCCTTTGATTCAAAAGTTTCAAGTTTCTTTCTTAAACTTTCTATTTCTGTTTTAAAGTTAGTGGTGATTGTGTCCACTATTTCTTTAATGTTCTTTTCATAAGCTTCCTTGGTTAAAAACTCCACTTCAATCTCTACTGTTTCCTCATTCTCTGCTTTATCTCCTTCCTTATTGATTTTTTCATTCTTAATTTCAGGTACAACTTCCTCTTTAATAACTTTAACGTCTTCCACATTATCACCATGTTCAACACATGTATCGTCAACATGTTCTTTTGTCTCTTTAACGTCTTCTATTTTAGGGTCTGTGTGTGCACTTTCTTTCTCTTTTACATCTTCTGTAGGTGTAATTTCAGGAGTGCTTTCATCCTTAATGGTATTACTACCCTTTTCTTTTTCCACTGTGTATTCTGTTTTGAAGGTGTCACTTTTTAATTCAAAATCAAGGCTCTTACCAACTGCTAAATTTAATGCATTTGCGTTAGCTGCGATAGGTACGTCACTATGTTCTAATAGTAACCATTTTGTGATTATACACCTTGCCTTATCAATTTCTTTTTCCTTAATGCCATACTTGGTCATCAGTAAGTTTTTAGCTGCTTTCCAACCGTTACCATCAGGTAGTACATATGCAAGTGTTACAAATCCAATAGAACTTGTATTTAAAAATCCACCCTTAACACAATTATAAGCATCCCATGCCACTTGATGGTCTGCATAAACTGTCTTGGCTAACCACCCTTTACCTTCTATAAGTTCAAGACTTACATCTTTTCCTATAGGTAATGCATGATTGTCATGGCAGAATAACACTACAGGATTCTTTAAAAAGTCTTTTACAACAGCTCCACATGGAATAACGATTTCCCCATCCCTGTCTAAATCTGCTGTGTTGATGTATCTAATAGCTGCTCTTTCATCTTTTTCAATCTTTAAGTTCTTATAACCAACTTTCTTTCTGGTTAACATTATCTCTTGTTCATTCAGGTCATATTCTTTGGCAATTGCTTTAACACAATCAGGGATTATATCATAGAGCTTTTGAGTTTCTTTGTATATATCCATCTTATTTATCAACTCCTTTTCCATAAAGTATTTCCTCAATTCTTTCGAGGTTCTTATATTTACTATATATGTCTTTTATTCTCTTAACTAACACATTAGATGTTTCTTTCAGGTCAAGCCCTTCCTGTAATGAAGGTGTAAGTTCTTTTATAAGTTCCTGAGAGATTGCATCACTGGCTATACCGTCAAGTACCTTAATACTTTGTTCTTCTCTTAATACTTTCATTAAAAGGATTTCTTGTGCTTGTAATAACTTGATTACTTTTCTACATTCATCTTTCTTGTCCACAACTTTAATCAATGTAACCTTTTTAACATCAACATGTTTAACTTCTTTTTCTTTTACATCTTTTACATCCTTAACATCTTTGACCAATATAAGTGGTGCTACATTATTAGCAACTAATGGTAATTCACCCCATAATGCAGGTTCTAAACCTTCTGCTAATCTTGCTTCATTAGGTGAGATAACATGATTCTTAATATTAGAATCCCTTCTCTTTAATGAAAACTCCACATCTTCTGGTACAGGATTGTCAAATTTACAATGTAAACCTGCACTACGATAAAAAGGTATTAAAAATGTATTATATATTTCTTCTTGTCTTACTAACCTTGGTAAGATACATTCCCTATTCCATGCTACGTCAAGTGCAGTCATGTTGGCTAAATTAGTTGATTCAGGATGTGATAACTTTTGTGGTGGTGTATGGTAAGTTGACGCTAATTGTCTCATTGTCCAGTTAGCTAATGTCATAAATTCCATGTCTTTATTACTTACACCAACAGTCTTTAGTTTCATACCCCCAACTAATGCACCTGTTTTATGTGCTTTGTCTATTCCACCATATGTTTGGTCGAATAATGCTAAAATTCTTTTTGTCTCTTTTGTGTCCATGTTCTGGTCAGTTTCTAATACTTGTTTTAAATGTACACCATTCTTAAACATGTTTAATTGATAAACCATGTTATATTTGTCAGTGTCATATGCATATGCCTTACGTTGTATAGGTGACGCACCACGCCATTTATTGGTAGGACTTGGGTATCTAAAAAATAGAATGTCCACTTTTTCATGTCTAATAACTGTATTGAAATTTATCTTTTCTTCATAATGGTCTATCATTCCATCTTTAACAATAGGTGTCATAACAGTAGGACTTATAAAATGTAATTCCTGTGGAAAGCCTAACCTATTACGTAACATCTTAATATAACATTCACCTGCTAAATCAAGATAAATACTTGTAGTTTCTTTACCCATAAATTGTGTAGTGTCAGGATTCCAATATTTCATTAATTCTAAGAATGGATGTTCTGTAATTACTTCATTATTCTTATCATATAATCTTAATGGAATACTTGCTATTCTCTCAGCTATAAGAGATACACAATCTCCTGTCCATCCCCTGTAAGCACTTAACTGTTCTGCTGTGTCGCCTAATTTGGTACTGTCATATCCACCAAATGAAAAAGGAACAAAGCTTGGGTCATCCACGTCTATGTCCTTTTTGATTGCACTTCCTATATTTATCTCATACTTTGTATATGGTATTTTAATTTTAATATCTTTCACGCTCCTTTTCAAATAACCTGACATGATATTAGGTATTTATATTTATGTACACATTAATGTGCATATCTTCACCACTAATACTATTATACCATGTATGGCACTGTCATGTCAAGCTTTTTCTATATATTTCTTTTTTTATTTAACTAAATTCCTAAATGACAACAAAGTTAGGTCTATTCATAAAATGATGCCACATGTATAGTGCATATCGTATTGCATCCATTCCATGGTCAGCACCTTCTTCTGGATGTTCAGACACGTGACCTTGCTTGTCCACCTTACGTTGATACATTTCAATTTCTTTCTTTAGGTTAACACTTCTTTCTGTTAGGTGTATGTGGTATCTGTTTAATAGTTCAATACCTGCCACGATAGAACCTTTAGGCTTTTTAGCTCCTTCTATAAAAGGAAAGCCATATTCGTCTTTAATCACTTCCTCTAATTTGGTAACAGGATTGTAACGTACCTCATGCACACTGTGACTCTTTATATCGTTTATCTTATCAGGTGATGCACTATCTGCAAATATCTTGTAGTTGTTTAACTTTTCATCATTCATTAAAGATGCTAAATCTGTAACACTTTGTTTCACCTTATATGATATTTCATCTACCCATACCACTTTAGCTTCTTCATCTACTACCATTTTGATTAACGCCTGTGGTGCTATGTAACCAAAATCTAATCCAAATATAGGTGTATCAACTGGAAAGTCTTTATCAGGTACTGTACACCAATTAGTATAAATAGCATGTTCTAACACACCATATTCACCTAATGTAAAGACTGTACGTGTATTTCCTTTATATGATTCAACAAGTTTAATAAAAGCTGCATCTTTAGCAACATACTTATTGTCCTTATATGTAGTTGTGAGAATGTTAATATCTGTCTTTTCTTCTTTTGTTACATTAAAGAAACGTTCATATGTCCAATTGGATTTTAATATTGGATTGTATGTAAGTATGATTTGTATGTATGTATGAAACACACCACGTAACCTACGATTTATCTCTTGAAAGTCCAATACATTTAGTTCGGTAGCTTCTTCTATCCATACACTTGTGATACCTGTTATAGACTTTAACTTCTCAGGGTCATCTAATCCTTTAAAATAGATAGTGTTACCATTACCTAAAAACTCAATAGTCATGTCTGTTTTGTTTATTTTAAATTCATTTATAATACCCCAATCATTTAAGATGTCCTTAAACAATTGAAACACACTTGCACGTAATGTATCTTTAACTTTCCTAATGACAAGTAGTCTATGTTTACGTTCACCTATAATACGATGTAACATTTTTTGACATGCAAATACACTCTTTCCACTACCTGTACCACCCTTTAATACTAAATACCTATGTTTGTCTGTTAACAATGGCACATACTTTGGGTTGATTAATCGTTCAATATGCCTTATGTCTATTACCGTTGCCATGTTACACTCCTTTACTTTTTCTTAATGAGACTTTTTTTCTTTTTCTTAACT